ATGGATACCACCATCGCCACCATTACCGTGCAGCGCATCACCCCGATCAAGAATGCCGGCAAGCTTCTCGCCCTGGCTGATGTGGAGACCGTCATAGATGGCGTGGCCCTCGTCATCCACGGGGTTCAGGTAAGAGCCGATGGCGACAAGACGGAAATTGCCTTGCCGCGCTACCGTGCGCCCAATGGCGAATGGCAGACGGCGATCACCCTTCCGGAGGAAGTGCGAGAGCCTATGGCCAATGTCGTGATCGCCGGCGCCATTGAAATCGGCCTGTTGAAACAGCGGTAGACGAGGCAATGAGGTGCGGTTGTGGGGCGCGGAGAATCAAGCGCCGTGCTCTTACCACTCTCATCACCGCCGGTCCCATTCTACCGGCAGATCATCGCCGTTACGCCGCGCGGGCGAGACGCTGCCTGACTTCCCTGACGAGGGTCCGCACATGATCGACGGAAAGGCGATCCCGCAGCAGAAAGGCATGCATGGTTGGATCGTCGAGGAGATCGTCCAGCGACGGCTCCCATATCCACCGATCAAGCCCGAAGTCTTGCGCCCGCATTTGCCCCTCCCAAGGTCTGCTATTCTCGACGACGCCTGATGTCTACACTGCATCCGTCCGCTCGTCCGTGAACAATTGCATACAACGACCACCCAGCCGGCAAAGGCAGGATGGCCAATCACAATTCAGTTTTCGGCCTTCGGCACGGACCCCAGACGCTGCAGAAACTCAGGCTCGTCATAATCGCCCATTTCAGGATCGGCGGTCTGCCGGACGACATCCACGCCGGCAACGCTGCCACCCTCCATCATGCGGCTGGCGCGTTGCAGGGCCTGTGGTTCGGTCTTGTAGGAAATGGGGGGCTGAGGTTTCAGTCCACCCCTTTTGCCGAGGATGTACGGCTGGCAGATGAACAAGGTTTCGAGGGCCATGGCGGTATTCCTGCGGCAAGGGCGACCACCGCAGGGTGTTTCTATTTCGTTCTTTTGTCAATATGCATGGTCCCGCCGGGATTCATACGCCCGGTCACCGCGCCGCCATCCCGAATCTTTCCCGCTGCCGGTGCCATTCCACCGGCATGTCGTCCATCAGATCGGCCAGTTGAAGGGTGCGCGGCTGGCGGCCGTCGAGGATGGTTTCGACGATGTCGGGGGCCAGCAAGGTCAGGCGGTAGATTCGGGTCATGTAGGATGGACTGATCTTCTCGGCTTCAGACAATTCGTTCAGGGATGCCACCTGCCCGGATTCCAGCATGCGTTTCCAGCGATGGGCGCGGGCCAACGCCTTCAGCAGCGTGTCGTCGGGGGTGGGTTTGGCGCGTACCGGAACGCCTTCGCCCTCCGGCACGATCACCAGTTTGCGGCCACCATATCGCCGCAGGGTCAGCGGCACGCGGATGGTCAGGGTGTCGATCCGGATGCCGGCGGTCATGCCGCGCTCCTGTCGCCGGTCTGGGCGGTGATGTCGGCGATGACGCTGGCCAGTCCCTCGGCGCGGAGGCGGACCTCGGCGCCGTCTGGGGCGATGGCCACTTTCTCGACCAGAAGCTGGAGGATACGGGCCTGTTCGGCCGGGAACAACTCGTCCCAGAGTACCTCGAAGCGGTCGAGTGCCACATGCAGATCGGCGGGCGCCATGGACGGGGCCATCCGTTCGGCCCGCGCCCGGATCTCGGGGGCGCGCAACAATGCCCGGACTTGTCCGATGACGGCCGCCTCGATCTCACCGGCGGCGATGCTGCGTACCGGGCAGGACTCGTGGCCGGAATGGATCGCCTTCATGCAGGTATAGTAGCGGTACAGCCGCCCCTTCTTGCGGGTCGAGCTCGGCGTCATGGCCCGACCGCAATGGGCGCAGTGGATCAGCCCCTTCAGCGGCGCCGGGGTCGAGGATCGCACCGCGTTGGCCCGCTTCCGAGGCGCATTGTCGGTCTTCACCGCCACCACCTTGTCCCAGGTGGCGCGGTCGATGATGGCGGGATGCTCGCCAGCATGGGCTTCGCCCTTGTGGACCGCCTCGCCGAGATAGACCCGGTTGTCGAGCAGCTTGTAGAGGAAGTTCTTGGTGATAGGCATGCCATCGCGGGTCTTGCCGTCCTGGGTGGTCCAGGACTTGGTATGGTGGCCTGCGGCGTTCAACTCCTTCACCAGCAGGGTGGCGGAGCCGAGTTTGAGGAAGCGGTCGAAGATGTGGCGGACCAGATCTGCCTCGGGCTGGTTGACCACCAGCTTGCGGGCGACCACATCGTAGCCGAGCGGCGGCACCCCGCCCATCCACATGCCCTTGCGGCGCGAGGCGGCGAATTTGTCGCGGATGCGTTCGCCGATCACTTCCCGCTCGAACTGGGCGAAGCTGAGCAGGATGTTGAGCGTGAGCCGCCCCATGGAGGTGGTGGTGTTGAACGACTGCGTCACCGAGACGAAGGTGACGGCGTTGCGGTCGAACACCTCGACCAGCTTGGAGAAATCCATCAACGAGCGGCTCAAGCGGTCGATCTTGTAGACCACCACCACATCGATCAGGCCGGACTCGATGTCGGCCAGCAGGCGCTTCAGCGCAGGGCGTTCCAGGTTGCCGCCGGAGAAACCGCCGTCATCGTAATGGTCGGGCACCGGCACCCAGCCCTCGGCCTTCTGGCTGGCGATGTAGGCCTCGCAGGATTCCCGCTGGGCGTCGAGGCTGTTGAATTCCATCTCAAGGCCCTCTTCCGAGGACTTGCGGGTATAGATGGCGCAGCGGACCTTGCGGATGGGTTTGGGCGGGGTCATCGGGCGGCCTCCAGCTTGCCATGCTTGCGCAACCCGAAGAACAGCGGCCCATTCCAGCGGGTGCCGGTGATGGCGCGCGCCACCGCCGACAGGCTCTGGTAGCGGCGGCCCTGCCATTCGAAGCCGTCGGCCAGGGCGGTCACTTCCTGCAGCACGCCCTGCCATTCCCGTATCAGCTTGGTGCCGACGATGGGGGCGGTCATGTCCTTGGGCTTCGGCTTCTTCTTGCCGTCCAGCTCATCGACCAGATCGTCGAGGCGGCGTTCGGCCTGCATCGATAATCCGCCGAAGGCCAGTTCCTGGATTCGGTAAGCCAGTCGTTTGACCAGGAAGGTGCGGTTGTAGGGCGGCGGCTCGGTGCCGGTCAGCTCCCGCCACATGGCCTTCAATTTGGGCGTCGGCAAGGTCGGCAATTCGGCCACCTGGGTGAGGATCGCGGTCGTCATGGGCGGGAGTTCCTTCGTTTGTTCTCCACGCCATACACGCTCCGGCTGGCGGTGAAGTCGACGGAACTGTCTCCGCTGTCAGCAGATAAACGGCTGGACTTCCGCGCCATCAGGCGCATGGCCCCGGTCGCCAGAATCTCGGCGATTTCGTCGAGGCGCTCGGCGGCGGTCATGTGGTCGGGATGAAGGGCAATGGACATGGGCGCACCCACAAGAGAACGTTTTCTGATTGTTCTCTTATGGCGCAGTCGCACGTATTAGGTCTAATCCGAATTTCAGGACAGATTCCGCGCAAACCAGACGATACGGCCGATGATGCGGATCTCCTCGCCGCTGCGGTCGTAGGGGGAATAGCGGCTGTTGTCGGAGATGATGCGGACAGAGGGGATTTCGCCTCCGGCAAGGCGCTCCAGCCGCTTGGCGACCAGCCCGAACCCGTCGTGCAGAACGAAGATGCCGGTGGGGTTGGGGATGGTCTGGGTGGTGTCGAGCATCACCACGTCACCGCCAAGCAGGGTCGGCTCCATGCTGTCGCCGCGCACACGGATGAGCCTCAACCCTGCCGGCCTGAGACGCAGGACGCCACGCAGCCAGGACTTCGGAAAGTGCCAGGGAGCGCCTTCTTCCTCGCTTTCCGCCACGGCCCCGCCTCCCATGTCGGCCTCGACGTCGACGAACGGTACAGCGACGTAATCGCGCCTGGACGGGGTGGTGACGGCTGGAGCCTGTTTACCGTCCTCGTCATAGAGCAGGGCCTCGATCGGCATCTGGAGAACGGCGGCGACGCGGGTGAGCTTCTCGCTGGAAGGGTCGGCGGAACGACCGCGCAGGATGTCGTAGACGAAAGAGCGGCCGACGCCGGCGGCCTCGGCCACATGCAGGGGCCGTAACTCCAGTTCCTTCATCCGCGCACGCATGCGGTCGGCCAGGGTCGTGGTCATGGAGTCTCCTCGGGTTTGTGCGGGACCATAAAATAGGATTCGTCCTAACTGTGTCAAGCTTGATAGATTTCCCTCAATCGAAACAGAGGGGGACCGAATGGACACCTGCAAAGCCGATATCGCCGACCACGTCAGCACCTTCATCGCCGATGTCCAGCGAGAGGTCGATGACTGGCTGGCGGAAACGGGGACCGCGCCGACCATGTTCTGCAAGAAGGCGGTCAACGATCCCAACCTGCTGCGCCATATCGAGCAGGGCCGCCGCCGACTGACCTTCGCCATGGCGGTCCGCCTGCGCGATTACCTTGCCGAACAAAAGCACAACACTGACGGTGCCGGTTGCCGGAGGATCGCTCAATGACCATCCCCAACCGCCCCAGCCTCGGCGATCTGTTCGGCATGCCGGTCGGTGATGTCGCCACCCTGCCGGCCGAGATGCTGGCCATGCTCCAGGAGGAGGTCGACGAGTCCCTGCGTCGGGCCAAGGCCGTCAAGGACCGGCTCGATGGAGCGCTGGACAGGAAATACGGCACCATCGCCGCCGAGTTGCGGAGCCGCGAGGGCAAGGACACCGGCACGGTGCGTTTCGATGATGGCGCCGTCACCGTGGCGGTTGATCTGCCCAAGAAGGTGGACTGGGATCAGGAGCAACTGGCGGCCACCGTCGAACGCATCCGCGCCGCCGGTGACGATCCGGCCGAATACGTCGATCTCGCCTTCAAGGTGCCGGAGCGAAAATACGCCGCCTGGCCAGCCCACATCCGAACTGCCTTCCAGGCCGCCCGCACGGTGAAGACCGGCAAGCCCAGCTTCGTGCTGAAACCCATCGCCCCCTGAGACAACGACGGGGCAGCCCGTACCGCAAGGGCGGGCAGGTATCCCTTCGGCGCCCGGTCAAAGCCCCGTCGTCCCCGCTCTGAATTGGAGAATCTCCCCATGGCCATTCGCATCATCACTGCCGATGAACGCCTTTCGTCCGCCGGCAATAAAACCTCGGTGGCCATCTTCGGCCCGCCTGGTTGTGGCAAGACCTCGCTGCTGAAAACCCTGCCGCCCGGCCAGACCGTCTGCCTCGACCTGGAGGCCGGCATGAAGTCGGTGCAGGACTGGCCCGGCGCCAGCATTCCGGTGCGCAGCTTCGGCGACTTCCGCGATCTGGTGGTGCTGATCGGCGGCCCCGATCCGGCGGTCGATCCCAACGCCTTCTACAGCGCCCAGCACCACCAGCATGTGCGCTCGCTCTATGCCGGATCGGGAGTCGAGGAATTCCTCGCCACCATGCCGGTGATCTTCGTCGATTCCATCACCGACCTCACTCGCCAGGCCATGGCCTTCGCCAAGCAGCAACCCGAGGCATTTTCGGATCGCACCGGCAAGCCCGATATCCGTGGCGCCTATGGCCTGCTGGGCCGCGAAGTGATCCAGGCGCTGAAGCACCTGCAGCATGCCCCCGGCAAGACGGTGATCTTCGTCGGCGTGCTGGAAAAGGTCACCGACGAGTTCAACGCTACCAGTTGGCAGCCGCAGATGGAGGGATCGAAGGCGGGGCGCGAACTGCCCGGCATCGTCGATCAGGTCATCTCCATGCACCTGTTCTCCCAGGATGCCGAGGGCAACTGGCTGCTGGACGAAAAGGCGACCGAGCGCCGCCTCGTTTGCCGCTCCGGCAATCCCTACGGCCTGCCTGCCAAGGACCGCTCCGGCCGCCTGGAGGTGACCGAGGCCCCCGATCTCGGCGCCTTGCTGGCCAAGATCAACCGTATCCCCGCCTGACCGAGAGGAGATTTCCCCATGACCTACGATTTTAACGATGCCCAACCCCAGATGATGCCCCAGGGAGAAGTGATCCCCGATGGCACCTTCGCCAAGATCCGCATGACCATCCGCCCCGGCGGCACCAACGGCTCGGCCCCCATGGATGCCGGCCTGCTCAAGGCCTCGGCGGACAGCGACGCCAAAATGCTCGATTGCGAATTCACCGTGGTCGAGGGGCGGTTCGTGCGCCGCAAATTCTGGCAGAACTTCACCGTCTCGGGCGGCAAGCTGGACGACAAGGGCCAGAGCAAGGGCTGGAACATCTCGAAGGCATCATTCCGCGCCATGGTCGACAGCGCGCTGGGCCTCAACCCCAAGGATATGAGCGAGGCGGCCAAGGCCAAGCGGGTGATCCAGGGCTTGAAACAATTGGACGGCATCGTCTTCGTCGCCCGCATCATGGTTGAGCCTCCCTCCGATCCCAAATTCCGCGCCAGGAACAAGCTGGCCAATGTAGTGCTGCCAGGAGAGCCGCAATTCGACGCGGTGATGCGGGGCGAAGAGGTCGAACCCGATCCGGTTGATGCCAAGCCGCAGAAGTCGGCTTCGGGCACGGTGGCGCAGAACGCCCCCGCCTGGGCGGCCGATGCGGCTCCGGCGCCTTCATCCTCGGCTGGCGCGCAACAGCCGGGTGGTGCGTCGTGGACTCAGCAGCCCCCGGCGGCGGCCCCGCCGCAGGCCTCACCGCAGCCGGCGGCCAACGGCCCGGCTTGGCTCAATGGCTGAGGGAGATGCCGCTCGTCCTCGGGCGGGCGGCCCCACCATGACCGATGATGAATGGCAGGCGCATACGACGCGCCAAGCGGCAAAGGCGATCGGCGAATGGCTCGAAGCCCGAGGAAAACTGCACCAGCCCATAAGGGCGCTGGCCATGTGGGAGCTGGAGGCCATGGCCTCCAACGCCATCGGCAGCTTCATCGTGCTGGCCTCGCAGCGGATCAAGGCGGAGCCCGATCAGCACCCGGAGCTGACCCTGCTCTTGCTGGGGTAGCGGTCTGCTCCATCTGCGGCCGCGAGGCCAGGGGCTTCGGCTACGTCCACCGCCTGCGCCACGACGACTTTCCCCATTACGGATTCTGCTCTCGCCCCTGCCAACAGGCTGGCGCCGAGATCGCCCGACGGAGCAACGGCATGATCGACAAGACCGCCCGAGAAACCCAGGCCATCAAGGATGCCCGGCGTCCCTTCGCCGAGACCCTGACCGCCCTGGGCCTGATGGAGCATTTCTATAACCGCTCCGCCGCCGACATCGACCGGCTGATCGAGGCGGCCGTCACCGGCTATGTCGAGTCCATGCAGCGGCAGGCGGGCGTCAAGGAACGCTCCGGCCTGCCGTTCGACGACGAAATCCCATTTTAGGGAGCCGATCATGCTCGACCTGAATCATGGCTCCGGCTGCCAATACCAGAGGCCGGCTCGCGATCCCGGCATCACCATGGCGATCAACGCCGCCATCGATGCCGCCCTGGTGTCCCGCAACCGGGCACAGGCCGCCCGCCAGTATGTCAGCACCTCTGGATTGGGGCGCGAATGCCCGCGCCAGATCCAGTACGACTATCTCGCCATCCCCAAGGACGACGGGCGGGATTTCGAACCCAAGACGCTCCGCATCTTCGAAGCCGGACACCGCGGTGAAGACGTGGTGGCGGCTTGGCTGCGGGCTGCGGGGTTCGATCTACGCACCGAGCGCCGTGATGGGCGGCAGTTCGGGTTCTCGGCGCTGGGCGGACGCTTCAAGGGCCATATCGACGGCTGCCTGGTCGGCGGCCCGGTAACCATGGCCTATCCAGCATTATGGGAAAACAAGGCCCTCGGCGTTTCCTCGTGGAAGGACGTGGTCAAGCGCGGCGTGGTGCTGTCCAAGCCGGTCTATGCCGCCCAGCTTGCCCTCTATCAGGCCTATATGGATCTGCCGGCCCCGGCGCTGTTTACCGCGCTCAACCGCGACACCTGGGAAATCCACTGCGAGCTGGTGCCGTTCGACGCCGCCCTAGCCCAGATCATGAGCGACCGCGCCGTCCAGGTGGTGCAGGCCAGCGACGCCCAGGAGCTGCTGCCCCGCGCGGTCGCCGAACGCAGCTCGGTGGTCTGCCGCGGCGGCAAGACCAGCGGCGGCTGGCATTCATCCTGCTCGTGGCAGGATCGCTGCTGGGGAGATGCACGATGACGACGAAACATCGCCCCTTGAGCTACGAGATCCTCCAGATTCGCGAGACCGGCGGCCCCCGCACCATCGCCCGGATCTGGTGCGCCGCGTGCGGCGACACCCTCGATCTCACCCTCACCGCGAATCGTCACGCCGACAACGTCGAGCGGCGGGCCAAGGCCAAAGGGTGGGACTGCGACAAGAACCGCGCCAGCCGCACCATCTGCCCCGACTGCAAGGCGGCTCCTCCCGCGAGAATCAAGCCGGCCATGCCCATCGTACCGAAAGCCTGTCGATCCGCCACCGCGGCGAAACCCGCCATCCCCGCCATCCCCGCCATCCCAACCGCCAATAAGGAGCCCCCGATGACCGCCATCACCCCTGCCGTCCGCCCCGCCACCCCCGACGAGCGCATGCGCATCCGCCACAAGCTGGACGGGGTGTTCGACGATGCCAAGGGCATGTACCTGGATGGCTATTCCGATCAGCGTGTCGCCGAGGAATTGAAGCTGCCGCGCAAGATGATCGAGCAGATCCGGGAAGCCGCCTACGGTCCCATCCGCACCGATCCCGAGATCGAGCAACTGCGCACCGACATCGCCGCCCTGATCGCCATGGCCTCCACCCTGACCAATCGGTTGGCCGAGGTCGAGAAACGCTTCCAGGCCCGGTGACGATGATGGGCGACATCACCCCGTCCGACACGCAAGCCCAGGCCATCGCCGCCATCCGTGACTGGTTTCAGACCCGCACCGACGAACAGCAGGTGTTCCGGCTGTTCGGCTTTGCCGGGACCGGCAAGTCCACCGTGCTGAAATTCGCCCTCGACGATCTGGGCCTCAGCCCCCATGCCGAGGATCGTCCCGGTGTGGTCACCGCCACCTTCACCGGCAAGGCCGCCCTGGTGCTGCGCCGCAAGGGAACTCCGGCGCGGACCATCCATAGCCTGATCTACAGCGTCATCGAGGCCACCGATGAGGAGATCGAGGAAGCGGGCAAGCGCATCGCCCAGGCGGAAATCGACGCCCGCCATCTCACCGGCTTCGACCGTACCGCCGCCGAGGCCGCCATCGAGGCCATGCGCCAGACGTTGCGTGACATGAAGAAGCCGCGCTTCGCCCTCAATCCCGACAGCCCCGCCGCCAGCGCCAAGCTGATCGTCTTGGACGAGGTGTCCATGGTCGGAGACGAGATGGCCCGCGACCTGATGAGCTTCGGTCGCCCCATCCTGGTGCTGGGCGATCCCGGCCAGTTGCCGCCAATCAAGGGCGAGGGCGCCTTCACCCAACAGGCCCCCGACATCATGCTGACCGAGATCCACCGCCAGGCCGCCGAGAGCGCCATCATCCGTCTCGCCACCATGGCGCGTGAAGGCCGCCCCATTGGCTTCGGCCAATACGACGATCATGCCTGGAAAATGCGCATGGCCGACGTCACCCCCGATCAGGCCCTGCGCGGCGGTCAGGTCATCTGCGGCAAGAACGCCACCCGGTTCCAGCTCAACAATGCCCTTCGCCGCGCCGCTGGGTTCGGGGGAACATTCCTGCCCACCGGCCCGAGCGAAAAGATCATCTGCCTCAAGAATCAGTCCGACCTCGGCCTGATCAACGGCATGTTCCTGTCATTGGCCGATATCGCCGACGAGGGCAGTCAGTATTTCTCGGCGGTGGTCACCGACGAAGATGGCACTCATGTCGGGCCGCCGGCCAGGAACGGTCGCCCAGGGCGGCTCAGGATCTACAAGGGCCATTTCGAGGACCATGTCGCTCTCGACCCGAATCGCCATGACCGCGATTGGCGCGACAAGAAGAAGCTGACCGAGGCTACCTTCGGTTGGGCCATCACCTGCCACAAGGCGCAAGGCTCCCAATGGGAGAACGTTGTCGTCTGGGACGACGGTCTGGGGCGAAGCGAGCAGGACCGCCGCCGCTGGCTGTACACCGCCATTACTCGTGCAGAAAGGGGGCTGGTGATACTCGCATGATCGACCTCAACGACGTCTGGCAACCGCCTGCCCGTTTTGATCTGCCCGAAATCCGGGGTCGCCTCGCCGCCACGGCACCGGACTGGCTGCCCGGCCTGTTTCCGCACGGTCTCCTGTCCCCGGATCGCCGGACGCTGCGCTGTGCCGATCTGGCGGGGCGGTCGCCGCGTAAGGAGGGCTCGTGCATCATCCATCTTGCCGGCCACCACGCCGGTTGGGGCTTCGACCATGCTACCGGCGAGAGCGCCGGCCCCATCGATCTGATCCACCACGCCACCGGTCTCGCCGACCGCGAGCTGTTCGAGGAAGCCGCCCGGCTGGCGCGGCTGGATATGCCGGCGGTCACCCGCCCCATGGCAGCGAAGCCGACCCACGACCTGGAGATCGCCCGCATCATCGGTGGCAGCGTGCCGCTGGCCGGTACCATCGGCGAGATCTACCTGAAGGGGCGCGGCATCGGCGATCCCCGCTCGCCCGACCTGCTGTTCCACGATGACCTTCCAGATTTCGAGGGGCGGCGCGGCTGGCCGGGCCTGGTGGGCATCGTCCGTGACGGTGCCGGCAACCCCGTCGGCGGCATCCACCGCACCTTCCTGCTCGACGGCGGCAGCGGCAAGGCGCCACCGGGCAAGAAGATGCTGGGATCGGTGGCCGGCGGTTCCGTCCGCCTGTCGCCGATTCCCGCCGATGGACATCTCGGCATCGGCGAGGGCATTGAGACCGCGCTGTCGGCCTGGGCCATCTTCGGCATCCCCACCTGGGCGGCACTGTCGGCGGGCAACCTGCGCGACTGGCAGTGGCCCGAGGGCATCCGGCGCGTCACCATCTTCGCCGATGCCGGTGATGCTGGCATGCAGGCTGCCGCCGCCCTGGCCGACCGTCTCAACGCGGCCGGCATCCCGTCCACCATCGTGTCGCCCCTGCACGGCGACGACTTCAACGACGATCTCGGCAAGGGCGCGGTCGCCGCACATTATAATGTGCATCCCGCTGTCGAGGAGGCACCGCCCACCTTCGAGAGCATGATGGCGCAGGTGGAAACTTTGTCGGATGGGGACGCCATAGCCCTGGGCCGCCTCTATGCCCAGATCGCCACCGGCAATATGGAGATATTCCAGCAGGACAAGCTGTTCGCCGCCATCAAGAAGCAAGCCAACATCAACATCCCCACATCGCGGCGACAGGTGGCCGCCCTGCGGAAGACGCTGGATGCGGCGGCGGCGGATCACGAGGCCGACGATGTCAGCTTCGACGACGAAGTGCGGCAGATGGCCACCGCCTATCCGTTGCCCCGAGCCGAGGGCGTCGATCTGCGCCTGTGCCGCTCGTCCCGTTCCGGCGAGATCATGGTTCACCGCAACATGGGCAGCGGCAAGGATGGCCGAACCGTGTGGCAGCCGGTCGCCAGCCCCTTCGGCATTCCCTCCCGGCTGCGCTATCTCGACCAGGACGACGCCTACGGTTTGCGGATGGTCATCCGCGATATGCATGGAAATCCTCGAGTGGTGGACTTTCCCCGTTCGGCCATCGCCCAGCAAGGGGCGCAGGAAATCCGCTCCGCCCTTTATGCCGCCGGTCTGCGCACCTGCGCCGACGGCGATCAGGTCGCCGTCATGCTGCTGAAGGCCGTCAATCCTCAGGCAGAGACCCTGGTGGTCAGCCGTCCTGGCTGGCATCGGCTGGAAGGCCACGATCATCCGGTGTTCGTCACCCCGGCGGGACAGGCCATCGGCGATGCCTCGGCGCTGGAACTGGCCGCCAACGCCCGCTGCGAATCTGTCCGCGGTACTCTCGACGGCTGGAAGGCGGCAGTGGCGGCAGCGGCCTCGGTCCAGGGCTGTCCGCATTTTCTGCTGGGCGTCCTGGCCGGGTTCTCAGGCGTGGTGCAATCGCTGGCCGGGCTAGACAGTTGCGGCCTCAATCTCAGCGGCCTGTCTTCCAGCGGCAAGACCACGGCGCAGAAGCTGGCGGTGTCCGCCTGGACCTCCACCGGAATTGGTGCCGGCCTGCTGCAATCCATGCGCTCGACCGAGAATGCCGTGGAAGTCATCGCTCAGGCCGCCAGCGGCACCGTCCTCGCCCTGGACGAACTGGCCCATGTGGACGGCCGCACCATCGCCAAGCTGATCTATGCCATTGCCGGCGGCCAGGGCAAGGCGCGCATGACCGCGGGCGCCATGCTCAAGCAGCGCTACGCATGGTCCACCTACGCCCTGCTGTCCAGCGAATGCTCCCTGGAGGAAAAGGTCCGGGCCGACGGCGGTGCCTGGATCGCTGGCATGGCGGTGCGCATAGTCGACGTGGATGTCACCGACGTGGATCGCACCGTACCGGCCTCCACGTTGCGGGCCATTGCAGGGATCGACGACCATCATGGCCATGCGGGACCGGCCTTCGTCGAACAGATCATCGCCATCGGCCTGCACCAGACGCCCGATGTGCTGCGCGAGCGCATCCTGGCCGAAGCCCGGAACCTCGCCGGTGACACCACAGATTCCGCCCGCATCCGCGCCGCCACCTGTCTGGCCCTGCCGCTGGTGGCCGGGCAACTGGCGCAGGAATTTGGCCTGCTGCCATCCTTCATCGACATAGAGACACCAGCGCGCTGGGCATGGACGCGATTCCAGAAATCCTCGGACGCCGAGGCCCTGACTCCCGGCGATCAGGTCATCTCCATGCTGCGGGCCTGGATCGCCGAACGCTGGGACGTCACCATCAAGGCGGTCGACGCGGGTGATTACAGCTTCGACCGTAAAGCCAACAATCGCGAGGCCGTCGCCTGGTACGACCGCGACGCCATTTACATCCCCGCCCACCGTCTGCGCGAGGCGGCGGGCGAAACCCTGAAGGCGGCGCAGATCAGCAAGATCCTGACCGACCGTGACATGCTGGCCCGCCGTGGCGACGAAAAACGGGCGGCCATCCGCTACATCCCCGGCATCGGGCGTATCGACGCCTATGCGCTCAGGCGTTCCGAACTCGGCCGCAGCGGACGCCGGATCGACGAAGACGACGATCTGTAAGGCTCAGCCCCCCGCCTGCCGCTGCAGGGCCGCACGATATCCCTGCCAGACCATCCGTGCCGCCGCGACAGCCTCCTCACAGGCACCTCTCCTCGCCAGATAGAGCTTCAGGTCCGGCCACGACTGCACGTCGGGGAAGCGCGGATCACGCCGTGCGTCCTCGACGAAATCCCCCTGGGGATTATCCCTGCACTGCCTGCCCGCAATATATTCCCGAAAGGTCATGGGCCACTCCGCCATCAAGGAGTGGCCACTGTGGCCACTCGCGCCAACGCAATCAACTGCGTGGCTGATGAAAAAACCCATCGGTGAGCCAACCCGGCCAGGCTCTGGGCCATCGCCGTGACCACTGGTGGCCACCGGAACTGTCCAGTGGCCACTCAGCCATCCTCAGGTGGCCACTAAATTCACATTATAAATCAATGCATTGCGCAGGTTGTGACCACAGTGGCCACTGTGGCCACCTCGTCGGGGTGGAGTCTGGGGATGGAGAAAATTTTTTCATTCCCTCGGTCCACCCCAGAAATTTTTTTGGATCGCGTGTCGAGGCTATTGTCGGCGGAAAAGGTGGCCACAGTGGCCACAACCTTACTTACTTATTGTTTTTAAAGAAGAAAAGCAGTGGCCACCTGCCTTGAACGAGTGGCCACTCGGTGGCCACTGGTGGCCACACGCAAAAGGACATGGCAATTCGGTTTGAACCGCAATCCCGCACTCCATAAAGTGCCCATCGACCAAAGCCGGAGGCCCACAGATTCGTGAGCCTTCACCATGACCACCATTCTTGCCCTTGATCTGGGCTCCACCACCGGCTGGGCCATGCGCCTTGCCGACGGTATCATTGTCTCCGGCACCATGGAGTTCCGCCCCGGCCGATTCGAGGGGGGTGGAATGAGATTCCTGCGCTTCCGATCCTGGCTCGATCACCTCGAAGCCGGTGCCAAGGGCATCGGCACGGTCTATTTCGAAGAAGTACGCCGCCACGCCGGCACCGACGCCGCCCACCTCTATGGCGGCTTCGTCGCCCATCTCGCCGCCTGGTGCGAGCTCAAGCACATTCCCTATCAGGGCGTTCCGGTCGGCACCATCAAACGCCACGCCACCGGCAAGAGCAATGCCGGCAAGGACGCGGTGATCGCCGCCATGCGATCCCGTGGCTTCAATCCCGAAGACGACAACGAGGCCGACGCCCTGGCCATCCTGTCCTGGGCCATCGACACCGAAGGAGGTGTGCGATGAACTGGCACCCTCCCGGCTTCGGTGGCACCCGCCGCGATCCTGAGCAGGTCAAGCGGGAAGGCTGGCAAGAGCGTGGCGTCCTGGTCATTGCCGAAGACGATCAGCGTCTTACCTGGCCCGAGCGTGAACTGATCCGCCAGTTGGGCGCCAAGCTCTACGGTGCCCGTCCCACCGAGGAGACCTCCCATGACTGAAATCAACTGGACGCCCTCCCTGGTCGAAGACCGCCTTGCCGAAGCCGCCGACACTCTGCGCCGCCTGCCTGAAACCAGAGTTCAGGGGCATGCCAGCATTTGGCCGCCCTATGTGCAGGAATGCTTGGAATCCACCGAGGTGAAGCTACGCCGTCCGCCACCCTCCGCCGCCGCCATCACCCGCATGGACGAATCCTTGCCCTGGTTGCGCCACCTCGATCCCACCGACGCCAAGATCATCTGGCTGCGGGCCACCAACGCGCCATGGAAAGTGATCTGCTGGCAGGTCGGCATGACGCGGGCGACCGCTCACCGGCACTGGCTGTTCGCGCTGTGCGTCATGGCCTGGAAGCTGAACGGCAAGCGCATCCCTCGTCACATTTCCAAGGTAGATCTGATCGCCCGCACCAAGGCGGCGGAGGAAAGCGAAAAGTGTATCGATACATCGCAGGGCGCGACAGTGATGGCCAGTCTGGGGTAGATGTAAGTCCAGGCTCGCGGAAAGGGCGGCGGCAACGATCACTAAATGATCCGCCGCCCGAAGCGGGCGAAAGATTAGAACACCGTACCGTGGAGAATTGGTTCCTCCCCGGCATCTTCCGCTATGCGGGGGGCATCAGCGCCCGATTTCGCTAGCGACAGCCCGAAAATCTGGGTTTCCACTTAGGTTTCCAGTTTCCAGCCCAAAGGCGCGTTTGTCCAAGGACAGCGCGCCTTTCGCATTTCCGGGGGACTGGAAACCAGGGTGGAAATCACCCCTGGAAACCTGACCGGGTTTCCACCTGCCGGTTTCCAGTTTCCACCAGCCCAGGTTTCCACCTCCATGCAGTCTGCTCTCCCCGAGCCGGTATCCCCGGCCATCGGCGTGATATCGCGCGCCTTGGCCGCCGAAGGGCTGGTCTATGGCAGCGTGTGCAGTGGGATAGAAGCTGCGACGGTCGCCTGGGAACCCCTGGGCTGGCGTCCGGCATTCTTCGCTGAGATCGAACCGTTCCCCAGCGCCGTGCTCGCCCACCACTACCCTCATGTTCCCAATCTGGGCGACATGACCGCCATCGACGGTCAGGCATGGCGGGGCAAGATCGACGTGCTGGTGGGCGGCACACCCTGTCAGGCGTTCTCGGTGGCGGGCCTGCGCAAGTCGCTGGGCGATGAGCGCGGCAACCTTGCTCTCAAATTCGTGGAACTCGCCGATGCCATCGACCCAGCTTGGATTGTTTGGGAGAACGTCCCCGGCGTCCTGTCCACCCGCGACAACGCCTTCGGATGTCTTCTGGGTGGATTGGCCGGCGAAGATGGTCCGTTGCTCCCACCAGGGGGAAAGTGGACGGACGCTGGTGTTGTGTTTGGACCCACGCGCACAGTCGCGTGGCGCGTCCTCGACGCCCAATATTTCGGCTTGGCCCAACGCCGCCGCCGTGTGTTCGTTGTGGCAGGTCCTCGAGACCGGGCCGATCCCGTCGCGGTACTTTCTGAGCGCCAAGGCGTGCGCCGGGATCATCCGCCGAGCCGAGAAGCGGGGCAAGGCATTGCCCCGACAATTAGCGCACGCACTCGCGGCGGTGGCGGGCTCGGCACCGATTTCGACATCGACGGCGGACTGATCGCCGAAGCCTTCGGCGGCAACAACACCTCCGGTCCCATCGAAGTGGCCACCGCGCTGAATGCCTGTTCGTCCGCCAGTGGCCGGATGGATTTCGAGAGCGAGACCTTCGTCGCCACCACCTTGCGGGCTCGCGATCTGTCCCGTGGCGTCGATAGCGACTGCACCGACACGCTGATTGCCCATTCCCTTCGCGGCGAAGGCTTTGACGCCTCGGAAGATGGCACCGGACGTGGCACGCCGCTGGTCCCGGTATCCATCGCCATCCCGATCCAGGAGGCCGGTGCCCGCACAGGAATCAGCACCACCGACCCTCGCGCCGGTATGGGTGTAGGCAGTGACGGCGACCCGATGTTCACGTTGCAGGCGGGCAAGCAGCATGCGGTGGCGTTCAATCTGCGCGGCCGGGACGGCGGGGCGCAGGCCGAGCTTGATGCCGACAACCTCGCCAGCCTCCGGGCGGCCAGCGGCGGATCAAGCCGCAGCTACGTGGCCTTCGCCCAGAATCAGCGGGACGAGGTTCGCCCTCTGGACGTTGCCGGTGCCCTGGCCGCCGAGCCTGGGACCAAACAGCAGACCTATGTCGCCTTCGATTGTAAGGCTGGCACCGGGTTCCAGACGGTCGAGGCCGATGGCGTCACCCCGACCTTGCGGGCGATGAATGCCCTGGGGCGTGACAATGCCGGTGGCCAGTTGGCGGTCCAGCACGGCATGGCGGTGCGCCGACTGACGCCCCGCGAATGCGAGCGGCTACAGGGATTTCCCGACGATTACACCCTCATCCCTTGGCGCGGCAAGCCGGCGGACAGGTGCCCCGACGGCCCCCGCTATCGGGGCCTGGGGAATTCCATGGCTGTTCCGGTGATGTCCTGGATCGGCAGCCGCATCCAGGCCGCAGGAAAATAACAATGACCCATCCGCTTCCAGACTCTGTCGAGCCTTGGCCCATCGACCGGCTGATCCCCTATGGTCGTAATGCGCGGACCCATTCGGACGGCCAGGTGGCCCAGATCGCCGCCAGCATGGTCGAGTTCGGCTGGACCAATCCGGTGCTGGCCGACAGCAAGGGCAATGTCATCGCCGGGCATGGCCGACTGGCCGCCGCCGAGTCCCTGGGGCTGGACACGGTGCCGGTGGTGATTCTCGATCATCTGACCGAGGCCCAGCGCCGCGCCTACATCCTGGCTGACAACAAGCTGGCCCTGAATGCCGGATGGGATGATGAAACCCTGGCGGCGGAACTGCACGCGCTCAACGCCGAGGGCTACGACCTCGACCTGATCGGCTTCTCCACCGAGGAACTGGATGCCCTGATGGCTCCCCTCGACGACGAGGGCGGCGGCCAGGGCGAAGGCGACGAAGACGAAATCCCCGAGCCGCCCGCCGATCCGGTGACGCGGCCCGGTGATCTGTGGATCTTGGGCCGCCACCGTCTGCTGTGCGGCGACAGTACCAGTGCTACCGATGTGGAGCGTCTGCTGGCCGGGGCCATGCCGCACCTGATGGTCACAGATCCACCTTACGGGGTGGAATACGATCCCACCTGGCGGAATGAAGCCGGGGTGTCGTCCTCGGCCCGCACCGGCAAGGTGGCCAATGACGACCGCGCCGACTGGCGGGAGGCCTGGGCGCTCTTCCCCGGCGAGGTGGCCTATGTCTGGCATTCGGCCATTTACACTAGGACTGTCGCGGACAGCCTGGAGGCCAATGGCTTCAAGCTCCGCGCCCAGATTATCTGGTCGAAGCCGCGCTTCGTGCTGGGCCGCGGCGATTATCACTGGCAGCACGAACCCTGCTGGTACGCCGTCCGCAAGAACGGCACCGGCCATTGGCAGGGAGCGCGGGATCAGGCCACCATTTGGGCCATCGGCAATAACGGTGATGAGGACGAAGCCACGGTCCACGGCACCCAGAAACCGGTGGAATGCATGCGTCGTCCGATCCTCAACAACAGCGCCGAGGGTGACGCGGTCTACGAGCCGTTCGCGGGCAGCGGCACTACGGTGATCGCCGCCGAGACCACCGGCCGCATCTGCGTTGCCATGGAATTGAACCCGGCCTATGCCGACGTGATCGTCGGCCGCTGGCAGAAGCTGACCGGCCAGAAGGCCGTGCTGGACGGCGATGGCCGGAGTTTCGAGGAGATCGCCGCCGGGAAGGTGGTTAGCGCCGGGTGATCCGGCGCAGGGAATGCTGGTACTTGGCGTCGGTCGGCTTCCAATTCAGCGGCTTGCAGCCGAGGCGCAGGTCGCGCTCCCAGAATTCAAGGATCTGCTGGTTGGAATAGCCCTTGCCCCGGAAGTATTCGAAGTCGCTTTGCGACCACTGCGGATGGGCCTTCAGGGCGGCGGTGGGGCGGACGGTCAGGGCCATGCTACTTGGCCTCCCGGCCAGCGGCGTAGGCCGCTTCCAGGGCCTTCTTGATCTGCCAAACCGCCAGTTCGTGGAAGTCCAGGCGGTCGCTCTTGCGGGTGTCCAGGGTTTCGATGTCGAGGATCTGGGTGGCGATCTCGGTCAGGGCTTGGTCTCGGGCTTTCATGCTCTTGGCCTCCGTTGTGGTGGGGCCAGTACCGCTCTATGTCGCCGACAGATCAAGTCGATTAAGTGTGCGATTTCAATAAGGTGATCGATTGCGCCAGTCCCATCGAATGTCACTGGCCGAGGCCGCAGCCAACGTGTTGATCGGCTACGCCATCGCGGTCGCCACCCAGGTGATGGTGTTCCCGGTCTTCGGCATTCACATCACCCTGGCCGATGATCTCCGGATCGGTCTGGTGTTTTTGGTTGTCTCGCTGATCAGAAGCTACATGCTGAGGCGGGTCTTTGAACGGCTGCTATGAGGATGAAATTGCGGGCTTGGATTCGTCCGCCTCTGAATCTACTCTTCCGGCCTTGATTTCCGAGGGGTGAGCATCATGAGTAAATCCGCCATGTCCAAGGCCATCCGCCAAGCCGCTGGCTGCACTGTCGCCCAGGCTGATGCCGCCGTCGAAGCGGTGCTGGCCACCATCGTCGAAGGCGTCAAGACCGAGGGCCGCTTCAGCCTCATCGGCTTCGGCTCCTTCTCGAAGTCCGAGCGCCCGGCCCGCCAGGGTCGCAATCCGCGGACCGGCAAGACCATCGACATTGCCGCCTCGACCTCGATCAAGTTCAGCACCTCGGCGGCGCTGAAGAAGTCGCTGTAGCCGATGGCGGTTGCCCCCGAGCATGTGGCCAAGGCCGCATCCGAGATGCTGGCGCGTTACGGCATCAATGCCGTCGCCAGGGCACAGGATCGGGTGAATGACGTATCGAGGGCGGGTGATCGCACCGCCCTCGATCTCGCAATGTTGCTGTTGACCGAGGTGGAGCGTCAGGCTGCGGCTTCCACATCCTGAGCAATCCGGTACACCCGGCCCCTCGTTTCAATTTTCTCACTGGTGACGTTGAGCCCCAGCTTCTTTTTCAAGGCCCCGGCGATGAAGCCCCGAATGCTGTGGGCCTGCCATGCCGTCGCCTCCATGATCTCGGCAATGCTGGCGCCTTCGGGCCGCTTCAGCATGGAAATCAGTGCCTCTTGCTTGGTGCCTTCGCGGGGCTTGCGGGCCGGTTTCGCGACGTGGGCGTCCGTGGGCGGGGATTCTGCCTCGTCGGCCATGTCAGTCGCCGGTTCTTCTTCCGGCGCCGTGTCCGCGCCCGTGTCGGCGACAATGCCCAACGCCGTGTAGGCGGCGGCCGTGGAAACCAGCGTCAGCGGGGTTCCATCCTCGGCCTCCCGCCAAACCGGGATGCCGACTTCGGCCGGTATCGCCTCGATCAAGCCCTTCTTGATCATGCTGGTCAGCACCATATCAACTGCGCCACCCTTCAAGGATGTGGTGATCGGCAGGACCAGCCCGCCCTCGCGGGCGCAGGCAGCGGACAGGATGACGGACTGGGTATCGGAAAGCTGGATCGTGGCCATGGTGGTTCCCTCTGATTTGGTGGCGCGGACATCCCGCGTCTGTACCACCCTGGGCCCCGCCAGCTGAGCCGGTCGGGGCGGTGAGGGAGAACCGTTGATCAGGCGACGTCGGCCATGACCTCGAAATGGGTAACGAAGCCGGTGAGGTAGGGCAGCCCGTGTGGGATGCCGGTTTCCCGCGCCGTGAGGCGGCTGATGGTCCAGGCCATCCAGCGGGCCACCGCCGCGTCGATTGCCGCCGTCAGCCCGAGACCGCGAAACAATCCGTTGGCGACGTCGTCGGCAAAGTGACGACCCTGGGTGCTGTCGAGGAAATCGCGCACCGCCGTGTCGGGACAGCCGGTGGCGAGTTGGATCGCAGGCATCGCCAAATTCCAGGCTTCGGTCTGGTCGGCGTGATCGCCCATGGTGCCGAAAAAGCCCCAATCAATATTGGCAGTGGGGAGGATGGTGTTGGGCATGGTGGTCTCCGTTGTTCGTGGGACCATCCATCGCTCTGTCGGCCCGGCACATCAACTGGAATAGCGGATCATTTCCTTTCGTTTTAAGGCTTCGATCATGGGGGTGTCCGTTCGCGAATATGCCCGCAGGCGTGGCGTCAGCCATACCGCCGTGCGCAAGGCGGTGCAGACGGGCCGCGTTCCGCAGGAGCCCGACGGCACCATCGACCCGGTAAAGGCCGACGCCGCCTGGGATGCCCAGACCGACCCGGCCCGACGGGCGGCAGCACCGCCGCCCTCAATGCCATCCCCCACCCCGAAGCCATCCTCGTCGCCATCACTCCAGCGCGAGACCGTTCCGCCATTGCCCAGCACATCCGGCGCCACCTTCAACCAAGCCCGCACGGCGCATGAAGTCGCCAAGGCCCAGAAAGCCCGCATCCAGGTGGATCGCCTCAAGGAAGAGGTGGTCGATCGGGCGCGGGCCACCGCCCTGGTGTTCAAGTTGGCCCGCCAGGAGCGGGATTCCTGGGTCACCTGGCCCGCCCGCATTGCCGGGCAGATGGCGGCCGAGGTCGGGATCGAACCGCATTTGATGCAGACCCTGCTGGAAACCCATGTGAGGGCCCATCTTGCCGAACTCGCCGAAATCGAGCCGACGTTCCGGTGATCGTGGGGGTGAGGATTCCTTCGCCTTCCGGGGATCGGATGTCCTGCTCCAGGCGTGGCGCGATGGATTGCGTCCAGATCCGGCCCTGACCGTCTCGGAATGGGCCGACCGCCACCGCATGCTGTCCAGCCGGGCCTCGGCGGAACCTGGGCGCTATCGGACGGCCCGCACGCCCTATATGCGCGATATCATGGATGCGCTGTCGCCCTCCAATCCGGTACAGCGGGTGGTGTTCATGAAGGCGGCCCAGGTGGGGGCGACTGAAGCGGGTTGCTGCTTCATCGGCTTTGTCATCCACCATGCGCCGGGGCCGATGCTCTGCGTCCAGCCCACGGTGGAGATGGCGAAGCGGGCGTCGCGCCAGCGCATCGACCCTCTGATCGAGGAAAGCCCGGCGATCCGCGATCGGGTCAAACCGGCCCGGTCGCGTGACGCGGGCAATACCATGCTGTCGAAGGATTTCCCCGGCGGCACCCTGGTGCTGACCGGGGCCAACAGCGCTGTCGGCCTGCGCTCCATGCCGGCCCGCTACCTGTTTCTCGACGAGGTCGATGCCTACCCGGCTTCCGCCGACGAGGAAGGTGATCCTGTCGGGCTGGCCGAGGCCCGCTCGCTGACCTTCGCCCATCGCCGAAAAGTGTTCCTGGCCTCGACCCCGACCATCCGGGGCATGTCGCGCATCGAGCGGGAATACGAGGCCAGCGACCAGCGCCGGTTCTTCGTGCCGTGTCCCCATTGCGGGAGCATGCAGTGGCTGAAATTCGAGCGGCTGCGCTGGGACAAGGGCCGCCCCGAGACGGTGCGCTATCACTGCGAATCCTGTGACCAGGAGATCGCCGAGCACCACAAAGGCGCGATGCTGGCGGCAGGCGTTTGGCAGGCGACGGCCACGGGCACTGATCCCGGTACCATCGGCTTCCACATCTCGGCGCTGTATTCGCCGCCGGGCTGGCAGTCGTGGCGCGACATCGTCCGCCTGTGGGAAGCGGCCCAGGGCAATGACGATGCCCTGCGGGTGTTCAAGAACACCGTGCTGGGCGAAACCTGGACCGAATCCGGCGAGGCCCCCGACTGGCAGCGGCTCTATGACCGCCGCGAGACCTGGGCCAACGGCACCGTCCCGGCGGGCGGGCTGTTTCTCACCGCCGGGGCCGACGTCCAGAAGGACCGCGTCGAGATCGATGTCTGGGCCTGGGGCCGCAACCTGGAAAGCTGGCTGATCGACCATGTCGTCATCGACGGTGGGCCGGAACACGCCGAGACCTGGACGGCGTTGGAGCGGGTGCTGGGGCAAACCTGGACCCATGCCAGCGGCGCGGCCCTCAAGATCGCCCGCCTCGCCATCGACAGCGGTTACGAATCCTCGGCGGTCTACACCTGGGGCCGCAGGATGGGCGTCGGCCAAGTCTCGCCCATCAAGGGCGTCGAGGGCTTCAACCGCTCCAGCCCGGTGTCGGGGCCGACCTTTGTGGACGCTACCGAGGGCGGCAAGAAGGTGCGCCGTGGTGCCCGCCTCTGGACGGTGGCGGTGTCCACCTTCAAGTCGGAGACCTACCGGTACTTGCGCCTGGAGCGGCCCACCGACGAGGAACTGGCCGAGGGAATCCGTTACCCGGCCGGAACGGTGCATCTGCCATCGTGGGCAGACTCGGAGTGGTGCAAGCAGTTCGTCGCCGAGCAGCTGGTGACGGTCAAAAACCGGCGCGGCTTCACCAAGCTGGAATGGCAGAAGCTGCGCGAGCGCAACGAGGCGCTGGATTGCCGGGTCTATGCCCGCGCCGCCGTCTGGATCGTCGGTGCCGACCGCTGGTCGGAGGCCAAATGGCGGGATCTGGAAGCCCAGATTGGCCCGTCCGAGACGGTTCAACCCGAAGAAGCCCAGGCGGGTCAGATCCGCCGCACCGTCCGTCGCCCCCGGCGGATCATCAAGTTCAGCGGGATGCACTGATCATGACTCTCGACGAAATGAAGGCCGAGCGGGAAAAGGTGCTGGCGCGGCGTAACTCACTGGTGGCTCGCGTCACCGTCGGCGACCGCACCGTCCAATACGACCTGACCCAGGCCAACCATGTTCTGGCCGATCTCGACCGCCGTATCGCCATGCTGGAGGGCAAGAAGCCCCGTCGGCGCATCCTCGCCGTTGCCACCAAGGGATTGTAACCATGTTGTTGGGACTGCGCAGGAGGATCGGCGCCCTGATCGGCGGCTTCGAGGCCGCCCAGGGCAGTCGGCGGCTCAAGGGTTTCCAGCCCAGCCGCGCCCATGTCAACACCTTGATCTCCGCCGCTGGCTCCGACATCACGGCGCGAGCCCGCTATCTGGTGCGCAACAACGGCTATGCCCTCAATGCCGCCGAAAGCTGGACCGGAAACGCCGTCGGCACCGGCATCAAGCCGTCGTCCCTGATCGCCGACAAGGATTTGAAAGCCCTGGTGCAGCAGCTCTGGCTGGCCTGGACCGACGAATCCGATGCCGAGGATCTGACCGATTTCTACGGCCAGCAGCGTCGGGCCGCCCGCGAGGTGTTTATCGCTGGCGAGGTGTTCTTCCGCCTGCGCCCGCGTCGCCCCGAGGATGGCCTGACGGTGCCGTTACAGCTTCAGATGCTGCCCTCCGAGATGCTGCCGCTGACCCGAACCGAGGTTCTTCCCAACGGCAACGTCATCCGCCAGGGCATCGAGTTCGACCGCATCGGTCGGCGGGCTGCGTATTGGTTCCTGCGCCGCCATCCCGGCGATCTCACCGACCCCGGCATGGTCGGCGAAATGGTGCGGGTGCCCGCCGCCGAAATCATCCATGTCATCGACCCGGTGGAATCCGGCCAGCTTCGGGGCGTGTCCCGGCTGGCCCCGGCCATCGTCAAGCTGTTCCTGCTCGACCAGTACGATGACGCAGAACTTGAGCGCAAGAAGATCGCGGCGATGTACGCGATGTTCGTCATCTCGCCGGCCCCGGCCGACGTGATCGACATGGTGCCCGCCGATGACGGTTCCGGCGATCGCATTGTCGAGGTCCAGCCCGGCCAGGTGGTGCCCTTGGAGCCGGGAGAGCAAATCCAGACATCGGCCCCAGCCGATGTCGGCGGTTCCTATGAGCCGTTCGAGTATCGGACGCTGCTGCAGATCTCGGCCGCCACCGGCATCCCTTACGCCTACCTGTCCAACGACATGTTGAAGGCCAACTACTCCAACTCGCGCATGGCGCTGCTGGAATTCCGCCGCCGGGTCGAGGCCTGGCAGCACTCGGTGATGGTCCACCAGATGTGCAGGAAAGTGTGGCAGCGCTGGCTGGATGTGGCGGTGCTGTCCGGGGCGCTCGACATCCCCGGCTATGAACGCAACCGCGCCAGCTTCATCGCCTGCTCCTGGCTGCCGCCCAAATGGGACTGGGTCGATCCGCTGAAGGACGCAAAGGCCGAGATCGAGCAGATCGGCGCGGGGCTGAAAAGCCGCAGCCAAGCCCTGGCCGAACGCGGCTACGACGCCGAGCAGGTGGATGCCGAGATCGCCGCCGATAAGGCCCGCGAACAGCGGCTGGGGTTGTCGTTTGGGGCCACGCCGCCGGCAGCCCCCACCCATGACACCAGCCCCATCAGCAAGAGGATGGACATGAGCGAACGCGTCTTCAGCATCGACACCGTCAGTGAGGTGACGGGGATTTCACGAGCGAACCTCCACCAGATGATTTGCCGCCGGCATTTCGTGCCCATCCACAGCACTCGAAATGGCGTTGCTCGTGACTTCACGCTGAGGGACATGGTGCATCTCGCCGTCGTTTCCGATCTGCGCTCCATCGGAATCGATCTCCGGCGGGCGGTGAATATGGTCGGCTCCTCGGCTGACGGCACAGCAGGGCGGGATATTGTCACCTGCCGCAGCGGCGAGATCGAAATCACCGTCGATGTAGCCCGCATCGCCGACCGTGTCCGCGACCGGATGGCGGGGGAGCGGTCATGACGGACCTCCCGCATCTCGCGGCTCGCCTGTATGGGACGCCGCTGCTGGTCGCCCGCAGTAAGCTGGATGTGATCCTGGGTGCTCTCGGCCCCCGGCTGGCTGGGCAGTCCATCTCCTTCGACGGCGATACGGCTCCGTCCGCCGATGTGGCGGTGACGTCCGACGGTATCGCCATTATCCCGGTAATCGGCACCCTGGTGGCGCGCTCCGGCTATCTCGGTGCCGCCAGCGGCCTCACCGCCTATTCCGACATCGCCGATACCATCGAAGCGGCGGCCACCGATCCCGGCGTTCGCGCCATTCTGCTGGACGTGGATTCCTCCGGCGGCGAGGTGGGCGGCCTGTTCGATCTGGTCGACCACATCCAGGCCATCCGCAGCCAGTGCGGCAAGCCCATCTGGGCGGTGGCCGACGAGGCGGCGTTGTCGGCGGCCTATGCCATCGCCTGCACCGCCGACCGCCTCTACGTCACCCAGACCGGCGAGGTCGGCTCCATCGGCGTGGTCGCCGTCCACCGCGACGAATCCGGAGCCGATGCTCAGGCTGGGCTGGCGTGGAGCTTCGTCCATGCCGGTGCCGCCAAGGTCGATGGCAACCCGCATCAGCCGCTGTCTGACTCTGCCCGCGCCATGCTCCAGGCCGATGTCGATGCCCTGTACGGGAAATTCACCACCCTGGTGGCCGAGCGTCGCTGCCTGTCTCCCGACGTCGTGCGCGCCACCGAGGCTCAGGTCTATCGCGGCGATCAGGCGGTGACCGCTGGGCTGGCCGACAAGGTCGGCACCATGCGTATCGCACTGGCTGATCTCGGTGCCACCCTGGCGCGCCCGTCTATCCGTTCCCCCGTCCTGTCCAAACCCAAGGAGACCACCATGTCCGAGCAAACGGGGGACATCCCCGTCATCGAAACCGAGCGCCCCAATTCGGGAGCCATTGTTCCGGTGCCCGGCGCAGTAACCGCCCAGGTGGAACAGCGTCTGCGCGCCGAATATTCCGAAATCAGCGCCATCGCCGCCCAGGCAGCCCGCCTGGGCGTGACCATCGATCCCGCTGAGGCCATGGCCAAGGGCATCCGCCCCGAGGCGCTGCGTCGCACCGTGCTGGAGCAACTGGCTGAGCGCTCCGAAGCCACTGACGTGGTGGCCGCCGCTCCGGCGGGTGCGGTCCCGAAAACTGAAACCGAAAGCCCCATCGTCCGGCGCGCCCGCGAGGCCGCCGCCCGCAAATAACGGAGATCACCCATGTCCGTGCTGACCATGGCGCCCACCCTGGGCGATCTGCTGAAGTTTGAACTGAACGCCAGCTACACTCGCGAAACCGTCACCCTGAAGGCGGGGACCAGTTATCCCCTGGGTTCCGTGCTGGGCCGCATCACCGCCAGCGGTGAATACCGCCTGTCACCCGCCGCACTGGTGGCCGGCGACGACGGAGCGGAGAACGCCAGTGCCGTGCTGATCGAATCGGTGGATGCCACCGACGGCGTGGCCACCGGCCTGATCGCCGCCCGCGGCCCGGTCATCCTGGCCGATGCCGCCCTGGTGTTCGACGCCTCGGTCGACCAGCCCGCCGAACGCACGGCCAAGACTACCCAGCTTGCCACCGTGGGTCTGGTTGCCCGCCACACCGTCTGATCGGAGCCTTTCCCATGACCCAGATTATCAATCCCTTCGACGTGGGCGGCTACTCGCTCGCCGAAATGACCCAGGCCATCAACATCCTGCCCAACCTCTATACTCGGTTGGGCCAGATGGGACTGTTCCGTTTCGAGGGCGTCACCCAGCGCAGCGTCATCATCGAGCAGGCCGAGGGTGTTCTCAATCTGCTGCCCACCGTACCGCTGGGCGGCCCGGCCACCGTCGCCAACCGCGATGCCCGGAGCATGCGCTCGTTCACGGTGCCGTGGATTCCCCATGACGATTCCATCACGCCCCAGGATGTCCAGGGCGTGCGCGGCTTCGGTGTCGCCGACGCCGCCGATCCGTTGGCCACGGTGATGGAGCGCAAGCTGACCCGCATGCGCTCGAAACATGCCCAGACCCGCGAGTTCATGGAGGTCAATGCGCTCCGCGGCATCATCCGCGATGGCTCCGGGTCCACCCTCTACGATTACTTCAGCGAATTCGCCCTGACCCGCCAGCAGGTGGATTTCACCCTCGGCACCGCCACCACCAACGTCCAGAGCAAGATCCGCGATGTCCTGCGCAAGGTGGAGGTCGAGTTGAAGGGGGAGACCATGACCAGCGTGCTGGCCCTGGTGTCCCCGGAGTTCTTCGACAAGCTGATCGGCCATGCCAAGGTCGAGCAGGCATACCAATACTATTCCTCCACCGGCGCCCAGCCGCTCCGGGAAGACGTCCGCCGCCGCTTCCCCTTCGCCGGCATGGTGTTCGAGGAATACAGCGCCACCGTCACCCTTTCCACCGGTGCGACGGAAACCTTGATCCCGGCGGGCGAAGGCATCGCCTTCCCGTTGGGCACCATGGACACCTTCGTCACCTATGGCGCCCCGGCCAATTTGATCGAGACGGTCAACACCCTCGGCGTGCCCATGTATGCCCGGCAGCTTGCCCGCCAGGATGGCAGCGCCATCGACGTCAAGACCGAGGCGTCCATCCTGCCGGTCAACAAGCGCCCGCGTCTGGCGGTGCGGTTGTTCTCGGGCAACTGAGCATGACCGCCTTCATCGACGCCCTCGACGACCTGTTCGCCGATCCGAACATGGCGGTCACCGTCAGCTACCAGGGCCGGTCCATCCGCGCCCTGGTACGGCGGCCCGACCGCGATATCGAGTTTTCGGACATCACCGTGCAGACCAGCACGGCGGTGTTCGAGATCCGGCGGCGGGAGGTTCCGGCACCCCAGGCGGGGGATGTGATCGTCCACGATGGCGACAGCTTCGTCGTCCAGGGCGAACCCCGTCTGGATGCCGAACGGCTGGTTTGGACAATCGACGTGAGACCGGCATGAAACTGGCGGCAGCGATTTCCGGTGATCTGCGCAAGATCATGGCCGAGGAGGTCAAGGACGCGGAAGACGCCGTCACCGCCGCCATGCGCCAAGCCGCCGACGGATTGAAGGCCGATCTTCGCCGCCAGGTCACCGAGGCTGGCATGGGCCAGCGCCTCGCCAACACCTGGCGGGCCGAGCTTTATCCCAAGGGGCGCAACAGCATCAAGGCAGCTGGCTTCGTCTTCACCAGGGCTCCCACCATCATCCGCGCCTTCGACCAGGGCGCGGTGATCAAATCCAAGCATGGCTTCTGGTTGGCGATCCCCACCGATGCGGCGGGCAAAGGTCCCCGAGGCAAGCGCATGACGCCCGGCCTGTGGGAACAGATGCACGGGAGCCACCTGCGATTCATCTATCGCCGCGGTGCTCCCTCGTTGCTGGTGGCGGAAAACATGCGGGCACGGACGGGAAAACGGGGCGGCTTCGCCAAGGGCAGCGCCTCGGCGCTCCGCTCCGGGCGCGGGATAACCAGTGTGGTGATGTTCATCCTGGTGCCGCAGGTGAGCTTGAAGAAGCGCCTCGACGTGGATGGCGTCGCCGAGCGGTGGGCTTCGGCGCTGCCGGAGCTGATCGTCAGGAATTGGAGATCGTGATGCCCTCCATCCGTGAACAGATTCTCGCCGCCCTGCTGGCGCGATTGGAAACAGTGAACGGCGCCACGGTCAAACGGGAAGCTCCGCTGCCCGAAACGGTCCCGGCGGGTGGTCTGATCATCCTGCGCGACGGCGATCCCGGCGACCCGGATGTGGTGCTGTCGCCGGTCATCTACCTTTGGGAACACCAGACCGAGATCGAAATCATCCTCCAGCGCGGCCAGGACGACGACAGTGCGGCATTGGACAACCTGCTGATGGCGGTGGGCGTCGCCCTGGCCGCCGACCGTTCTCTCGGTGGTCTGGCGGAATGGCTGGTTTGGGGCGCACCCAAGACTTCCGGCCTCGCCATCGACGGTGCTGCCGCCCTGCGCGGCGCCATGGTGCCGGTCACCATCCATTACGCCAGCCCAGATCCGCTGGGCTGATTTCCAATCTATCAAGGACTCCAATCATGGGTAAGACGCGCGCTTACGGCGCCGATTGCGCGCTGCTGGCTGCTTTCGAGGCGAGCTACGGCGTGCTTCCGGCCGACGGCTATGGACGGCTGTCGTTCAAGGAATCCAGCCTGGGGGCCGAGCGCCCGCTGGGCTACGACCCGCTGCTGGGTCAGGGCCGTGACGCCCAGGACCCGTTCTATGAGGCGATCAAGGACGAGGGCGATATCGGCGTGCCGCTGGATGTGCGGGCGCTCGGCTTCTGGCTGAAGGGTCTGTTTGGCACCCCCGCCACCACCGACAACGGTGACGGTACCTTCGATCATGTCTTCACCTCGGGCGGCACCCTGCCCAGCCTCGCCATCGAGATCGGCCATGCCCAACTGGCAGCACCGAAGTTCTTCCGCCATGGCGGGGCCAAGCTGGACAAGCTGTCCTTCGACATGGCCCGCTCCGGCGCCGCCAATGCCAGCATCGGGGTGATCGCCCAGGGCGAGACCGAGGCCGCTGCCACCATCGATGCCAACCCGACCAGCTTCGCCCTGAAGCGGTTCAGCCAGGGCAGCGGCACCATTCGGGTCGGCGGTGGCCAGCTGGCCAACGTGGTGGGCGGCAAGCTATCGTTTTCCAACAATCTGGAGCGGGTGGAGACCATCCGCGCCGACGGGCTGATCGACGGCGTGGATGAGACCGAGGCCACCGCCGAAGGCTCGGTGGATATCCGCTTCGGCACCGACACCACGCTGACCGCCGCCATCGCCGCCGAGAGCCCGGTGGCGATGGAATACGGCTTCACCATCCCCGGTTCGGCCTTTGCCCTGACCTTCCATCTGCCCCGCGTCTTCCTGCCGAAAAAGAAGCAGGAGATCAAAGGCCCCGGCGGCATCCAGGCCAGCTACGACTGGCGGGCGGCCCGCGATCCGGTGGCGGGGTATCTGCTGCGGGTCACCCTGGTCAACGACGTGGCGGGGTATTGATCATGATCCGCCTGACCATCCCCAAGGAACCCTACTGGATTGATCTGCCCCATGACGTCCGGGTGTTCGTCCGTCCCCTGACCACGGCGGTGTACGAGGCCGCCCGCGCCCGAGGCTGGCGCATGGCCCGTGCCATCGCTGCCGAACATGCCGATCTGAAAGCCGCCGGGGCCGACATCACCGGCTTGCCCGATCTGTCCGACGAGGACGCCCTGGCCGGGCTGTCGCAGATGCTGTTTGCCCAAGGTCTGGCCCGCTCCGCCATCACCAAATGGGAGGGCGTGTTGGATGCCGATGATCAGCCCGCCGAGAGCACCGATTCCGCCATCGCCGAACTGATGCAGCTTCCCCGCATGGCCGAGTCCTTCGTCGTCCAATACACCGAAACCCATGAAGCGGTCATCGCCGAGGGAAACGTCTCCAGGCCCGCGCCGAATGGCACTTCGGCGGCGGGCCTGACTACTGCCGGGGCTGTGGCGGAGACTGCGACTGCCCCTATGACCGCAACGCCCCCCTGACCGAAACCGGCTGGCAAGCCTGGGAATTGCTGACCGGGGCCATCGGCGCCATTCGTATTGGCCCGCGTGGCGGCATCACTGGCCTCGACCTTCCGGCCCTGCTGATCCAGGCCCAGGCGCTGGGCTATGACCAGCCTTTGCTGGCGCGACTGCTGCCCTTCGCTGAGCGGGGCATGGTGGCTGGGGCGGCCAAGCTGGTTGCGGAGCAATAGCGAGGCTGCGCGCCTCGCGCTCCCGCCGGGAGGTCGTGGACCTCCCGGACCCACCAGAACACTGGATGTCCGAAGGCTGCGCCTTCGGTCGGGCATGGGCGGAAGCCCATTCGCGTCAGCGAGATCTCCATGGCCACCAAATCCGTCTCCATCCGCCTGTCCTTGCAGGATGGCGAAACCGTGCGCCGTGCCCTGCTGCAATTGGGCGAGGATGGGCAGAAGGCCCTGCTGCGGATCGAGACGGCGGCACAACCGGCGTCGAAGTCGTTGCTGGCCATGAATGCCGCCAGCCAGGATATCCAGGGCGGCATGGCGGGGTTCGCCTCGCGCCTCGGTCCCATCGGCTCGGTCTTGATGGCGCTGGGTCCGGCCGGGCTGGCGGCGGGTGCAGCCATCGGCTTCTTCGGTAAGGCAATGGTGGAGTCCACCATCAAGGTGGAAAGCCTGGAGGCCCGGCTGAAGGGGCTGGTCGGCGCGGCGGCGCTCACCGAAACCACCAGTTATCTCTACGCCCAGGCCCAGAAGACCGGCACGGCGCTGGAAACGGTGGTCGGGGCCTATTCCCGGTTGGCGGCTTTGCAGAAGGCCGGGATCATCACCACCGGTGAATCCCGTGCCCTGCTGGAGGGGTTTCAGTCCACCGCCATCGCCCTGGGCGCCTCGTCCGAACAGTTGGAGCAATCGCTGTTCGGTTTGGCCCAGGGGCTGTCGTCGGGGACACTGCGGGCCGAGGAACTCAACCAGATCGTCGAGCCCATGCCGGGCCTGCTCCAGGCTCTCGACCGGGCCGCCGCTCTGCCCTCGGGCGGGTTCCGCCAGATGGTCACCCAGGGCAAGGTCACGGCGGATTTCTTCCGCGACACCCTGATCAAGGCGCTGCGGGGCTTCGACGAAGCCGCCAAGGAAAGCGCCGATACCGCCGAGCGGTCCTTCACCCGCATGGCCAACGCCTGGCAGGGATTCACCAACGCTCCCTGGCTGCGCAAGGTTCTGTCGGGTGGCGCCAATGCCGGGGCGGCGACGCTGGAATCGCTGACGCCGGGGGAATCCACGGTCAAGTCGCGGCTGGCCGATCTGGACCGGCGCATCGCCGCCCTGGGAGGCGAGCAGGCCCTCGACAAGCCGCTGCCTGCAGGAACCCACAGTGTGGTGGTCCAGGCGGTCAGGGAGGAAAACGAGGAACTGCGCCGCCTGCTGGCCGAGCGCCAGGACGTCGCCGCCGATCTCGACGAGATCACCCGCAAGCGGGCGGGCATGGAAGCCCATGCCAAGATGGAGCGCGACCGGGTCCGGGCCGAGCAGCGCGAGCCCAGCTATCTGGAAAAGCTGACCGACCTCAAATTCGAGGTGGAATGGCAGGAGAAGCTCAATACGGCCCGCGCCGCCGGCAACTCGGAATTCTCCCGCACCAAGGCCCAGTACGAGGCCGCCAAGGGTTTTCGCCAGATCGAGAAGGAGTTGTTCCAGCAAAGTGGCGTCTATCGCACCAAGCCAAAAGAACAGGAGATCAAGGATCTGCTGGCCCGCGAGGCCGAAGCCAAGGGGGCGGGAGAGATGTCCGCCCAGGCCCAGGCCGAGGTGCTGGGGCTGAACCTCCAGGCCCGTGGCCAGGAGCGTCTGGCCGAAGCCGTCCGCACCGGCGGGCAGGCCCAGATCGACGCGGCGCGAGCCGCCAAGGTGCTGGAATTCGCCTTCAAGAACAACGGCGCGGCGGTGGCCGAATACGACCGGGCGCTGCGCCGGATCGATGCCGCCAAGCTGCTGGAGCAAAAGAACGGCCTGATCCGCTCGCTGGAGCAGGAAGTCGCCGCCAATGATCGCCTCGCCGATTCCGCCAAGGGATCGGTGGCCGACACCATCCTTGCGGAGCGGACCAATTGGCTGGCCGAACAGGCCTCCAAGGGGTTGGCCGATGCCAATGGCGAACTGGCAGCCTCCTACGCCCAGGTGCAGAAATCACGCGCCAACAGCGAAGCGGCCCGTGCCGTCGCCGATCTGGAACGCGAGATCGACGCCCAGGTACGGCTGGCGGAGGCGGTGCGCAGTAGTGATCGCACCAAAGTTCGCGACGTCACCATCGACAATGACGTGGCCAAATTCGCCCGCGGCCACAAGCTGGCCGAGGACGATCCCAAACTCGATGAGTACCGGGCGGCCCGCTCGCGCCAATACGCCGAAGCGGTCAAGGACGAGGCTCGCCAGACCACTCTGGCCTATGACGCCACCCAGCGGTTTGCCGAGGAACTGGCCAAGCTCAACGAACAGCGGGCCAGCGGGACCTTGTCGGAGGAAGCCTATACCCGCCGCTATCGGGAATTGGAGCAGGACAAGCTGGCCGCCAGCCGCGACTGGCAGGACGGAGCCATCCGGGCAGTGCGGGCCTATGCTGACGAAGCCAGCAACGCTGCCGCCTCTGCCGAACGCGCCATGTCGGGGGCCTTGCGGGCCAGCGAGGATGCCTTCGTCAAATGGGCCATGACCGGCAAGCTGGCCGGGCAGGATCTGTTCAACAGCTTGGCCGAGGAGGCCCTACGCGCCGCCTGGCGCATGTCGGTGGTGGCTCCGCTGTTTGGCGGGGCTGGCGGCGGCGTCTTCGGCGGCATGATCGCTGGCATCGGTAGTTTCTTTTCCGGGACCGCTTCCGGCGGCGCCAGCTCCGGCGGCGCGGCGCCGGTGCCCGATACCGGTAATTTCGCCATCGCCCATTCCGGCGGCCTGATCGGTCTCGACCGGCTCGACACTCGTTCCTTCAGCTCCTCGGTCTTCACCAATGCGCCGAAATTCCACGGCGGCGGTCTGGTGGCTGGCGAACGCCCCATCGTCGCTCGCGTCGGCGAGGGGGTCTTCACGCCCCGGCAGATGGACAATGCCGACCGCATCCTGAATGCCGCCTTGTCGCAGCCGATGGCGGTGGGCGTGGTGGTCACGGTCAACAATCATGCGTCGGGCACCCAGGCCCGCGCGGAGCAATCTCAGGGGGCGGATGGCCGCATCCATCTCGACATCATCGTTGAGGAGATCGAGGGCCGCATGAGCCGCCGCATCGGTCGCGGCGAGGGCATGGCCCCGATGCTGGAGCATCGCTATGGGCTGAACCCGGCGGCAGGGACATATCGGTAAGGCTCAGTGAGGCATCTCAAGGTGTCGGGGTAAATCCATACTGTCGTGCAGAATCCGGATGATTTCGATCGTCTTGGACGGGCCAACACGGAACGCCATTATATGACGGCCTTTGTGTCCGGAGCGCCCGACATGAAGAACGCCTATCCCCGCGCCGAGATCGTTTCGAAGTTTAGCACCAAGAACATCGGGGCCGTCAGCTAGCGTCGCCATCGCAGAAGCGATCATCTCCGCGTAGATCGCCGCCTGACCCGCACCAAAATTCTCCGCGGTCCAGCGGATGATGCCGCTGAAATCCGATTCAGCCGCAGTCGAAAGGTACACGTCCCAAGTGATCGTCATTCAGCAGGAAGTCCTGCGATAGCCGCATCCGCCAGACGCTTAAGGTGGCTCTTCAGCTCACGCTCACCTCGGAGGACGGTGTAACGACCAGCCTCGATATCGTCGATCCCGACTTGGATTGCCGCTCGAAGTGTTTCAAGACGGGCTTGGTCCTCCATGTCGCGAACCTCGATCAGGCGCAGTCCCTCGCGCAGCACTTCGCTGGCGTTTTGATAGCGACCTGAGGTCACCAGCCGCTCGATGAGCTCCGACTGATGATCGGTCAGGACGACGTTCCGGGTCGGCATGGCGGCGCTCCATAAAGCATGTTCATGGCATAATATGCCATTGCCGTCGAGGCGTGCAAGGCTATCGGCGTCGGACAAGGAAATGGCCATCCCATGACCACACTCGTCTCTTGGCCCGCTCGACTGCCGCTACCGACCTATGACGGCTATGCCCTGGAACCGGAATCCGCCGTTACCCGCACCGACATGGAATCCGGCCCAGCCCGGCAGCGGCGGCGGTTCACGCAAACGCCCACCCGTATCCCGGTGCGGTGGCGCATGTCGGCAGTGGACTTCGCCACCTTCGAGGCATGGTTTCGCCTGAAGCTGGCCGATGGCGGCGATTGGTTCGCCATCTCCCTGCTGGGCGGGATCGGCATCGCCGCCCACGAAGCCCGTTTCGTCGGCCAGGGCAACACCCCCTACAAGGCGGTGCCCAGCCGGGGCGGCGCTTGGATCGTCACCTCGGTGTTGGAAGTTCGTGAGCGCCCCATGCTCGACGCGGGGGCGTTGGACATCCTGCTGGCCGAGGACGTGGTCGTTCTCTTCGCCAATATCCAGACCCTCCATTCCACCCTGCATGTCGGCTTGCCCGTCAGCATTCGCTGGTGATCGTTCATGACCCTGCAAACAGATCTCGCTGCTGCCGTCGCCAAGGTGACCGCGGACAGTACCCTGCTGCACAAGGTGGTGCATGGCCCTGCCGGCGGGACCGAGTCCCAGGTCGTCACCGAGGGTGGGCCGGTCAAGACGGTGGCCAAGGCCATCGCCGATATCGACACCCGGCTTCAATCCGGTCTGGAAACCCTGGACCAGAAGGTTGCGGCGGCGGCGGCCAGCGCGGTGCTTGCCGTTCAAGGTGCCGATGCGGCGGAGACGAGCGAGGCGGCCATCGCGGCAAATGCCCAGGCCGCCAGCCTGTCGGAAACGCATGCCGCCGCGAGCGCTTCATCCGCATCCGGCAATGCCGCTGCGGCCAATACCAGCGCGGTCGCGGCACAGGCTTCCAGACAAGCCTCGGAAAACGCCGCCGCCCAGGCGGAACAGGCCCGGACAGCCACGGTGGCGGCGAAAGCCGTCGCCACGCAGGCGGCAATCAATGCCGGAGTTTCGGCATCTGCAGCCAACGCCTCCGCCATCGCGGCCAATACCAGCGAAGTCGCCACCCGGTCGAATGCGGAAGCGGCGGATTTGTCCGAGCAGCGGGCAGCGGCAGCCTCGGCTTTGGCCGTGGCCGCCGAGGCCAGCGCCACCGCGTCGGCGGTCCAGGCCCATGCATCGGAAATCGCTTCGGCCGGTTCGGCCTCGGCGGCGGCCCAGGCCGAAACCGATGGCGCTTTCTGGGCCGGACAGGCCGAGAGATTCGCCGTCGCCGCCGAAGCGGCGGCAACCATTGTCGCCGAGGCAACCGGGCTTGATCTGCAAACCCTGATCGTTTCCGCCCGCAGAGGCTCGGACTACCGGACGCTCGGCATCGAGTTGTTTTGAAGGGAAGGCCCATGACCACCCTTGCCCATTACCTGACGCTCAAATCCGCCCAGGACAACGCCTTCGCCACCATCTCGGCCAAGCTCGACGATCCCAACCTGCGGATGGACGATTTCGCGCTGATGGTGAAGGCCATCGAGCTGATCGAGACCGTCCAGGACACCGATTCCTACGACGCCCTGCTGCGCAAGGTGGCCGCCAAAGCCGCCGGACTCTACGCCCCCGGCCTCAGTGGCGAGGACATCCTCATGCTCACCCGGGCCTCCCGGCTGGGCGACATCCCCCATGGCGGGGAGGAGCGGTGGATGCTGCTCAATCGCGACGAACGGAACATGGATGTCACCGGGGCCGTGATGGTCGGCGAGCGCAGCCTGGAATCCTTCGGCGATTGCGTCCTCGAAACCTTCTACGCGGAGACCTGATCCCATGCCCCTGACCATCCCCCCGATCCCCAACGCTGCTCCCTTCGTGGCGTTCTCCGACAATGTCGGCATCTTCAGCAATTCCAAGGCCCGCGAAATCCCGGCCCGGCTCAATGCCATTGCCCAGGCGCTGAAGGATCACATCAACACGCTCTGGCTGGGCACGGCCACCAGCTTCATCAACGGCACGGTGATCGCCGGTCTCAACGCCGCCCTTGCCAAGATCGAGACCTTCTCCAACGGGATCGAAACCCGCATCAACAATCAGATGGCCGAGTTCCAGGTCAATCTCGCCAATTACCTCGGAACCAATGCCGGGTATTCGGTCAGTGCCGCCAACGCCGCCCTGTTTACGGGGGGCATCGTCGCGGGCGACATCGTCTACGACGTTGCCGGAAGGGCGGTTTCGATCCGCCAGGGGCCGCGTCTGATCAACGGCATCACCTACAACGATGACGGCACCATGGCGGGCTATGCCGAGAAGCTGACCCTCGGCGGCATCACCTACACCCGCGCCTACAGCTTCACCTATACGCCCGACGGCCAGATCGCCGCCATCACGGAGGTTTGAGGATGGATATCCTGACGTTCAATGCGCTGAAGCAGTACCAGCGCCGTATTGACAGCGATCTGCTCGATCCCTGGAAGCGCCCGGCCTTCGCCGTGGTCACCATGAGCAGCTCGGCGCCCTGGGGCACGGTGGTCTACAACCACTATCTCCAGGAGCTTTGCCGCCAGCATTACAATGACAGCGGCTACATG